ACTCAAAATCCGTTGGTGGCAACACCGTGGGGGTTCAAGTCCCTTCTGCGGCACTAAATATCAACAAAAAAGAGACTTCTAAAAAGAGTCTCTTTTATATTTTTTGAACAATGAAAAATCCGTATAGAAAAGCCAAGACTAATATGGAAGTGTCATATACTCAATTATGATGTACTCAATAAACATACTTTTATTAAAAAAGTACTTTATTTCCCTTACAAAATACCCTTTCTTTTCTATTTCCTCACAAATACGATTTGTTTCAGATTCCATAAATGATGAATTATCACCGCAAAAACTATGACGATTTTGAATTATCTTAATTCCCATATTTTAAACCTCATTTCAAAATATTTCTTGAAATTATGTTTGCTGCCTGCTGCTGGTCTTCCTTAAAAAGGTGCGTATATATATCAAGCGTAGTTGATATATTACTATGTCCAAGCCGTTCTTGTATTACCTTAGCTTGTACACCACTTTTATAAAGTATTGTAGCATGTATATGCCGTAAATCGTGAAACCGAACTTTCGGAAGCTTCCGGCTGTCCCGGCTGTAAGTATACAACCTTGAAAAGCTTGCCGGATTATACATTTTGCCGTACATATTAGGCACTACACATGATTTTACATTACGATTATTTTTCTCATAAATTTCTTTAAGAAATTTAATCATATCGTCTGAAAGAATAATAATTCTTTCCTCATCCGACTTGGTTGTATCAAGCTTAACTTGTTTATCACGACCATTCACTACAGACTTATTTATATAAATAGATTTATCATCAAAATTTATATCTTCAAAAGTCAGGGCAAGAAGCTCACCACGTCGCAAGCCAAGAAGTAGAGCAAGCACTACAGCGTTGTATATGTGCAATCCTTCAAAAGCTTTTATAAACTCTCGGAGCTCGTCACCAAGAAGAATATTATACTTAAATTTTTTCTTCTTAGGTATGTCCACAAAATCAGCCGGATTAGTTTTAATAATCTGAAGCTTAACAGCATTTGAAAAAGCTTTATGTAATATCCTTTGTGTTTGTATAACTGTCTTAGGATTAAGCTGCTGATTATCTCCACGCTGACGTCCATTTTCAAGGACATCATATAAAAAATCCTGAAGCTCCAGAGGAGTTAATTCTTGTATCTGCACATTACCGATACGAGGATTAATATATTGTGTAATATGTCTCAGATACTCCTTATAAGTAGTATCACGCAAATTATGCTTACCGTATGTACTTAACCAATTATTTAAAAATTCTTGAACTAACATAAAATTTCCCCTGATAAGGAATAAAAATTAATTTTCATTTCAATATCATAATTAATATGAAAACCTGCTTTAAAACCAATATCATCTTCAATAAATAAAACACCATTTTTCAATTTAATATCTATAATATTATCGTAAGATGTTACTCTATTTAATTTTTTTTCTATTACTTCAATTTGCATTAATAAATCATCCATACTAAGCACCTCTCAAAAGATTATGAATTATTGTATTTATAGAAGATAATTCATCTTTTTTATATATTAATCTTCCAGTTTTCATATTAACCAAACCATAAAAACTATTAACAGGAATTGAACAATAGATTATAATATAACTTTCTTTTTTAATTTCAACTACATTTCCTGGATTATAATTTTTAAATCTCATTAAGCACCTCTCAATAAATTATAAATTTTTTCTTTCATTTCCATGTTTGGCTTGTTCAAATCATACAAATACGGACTATCTAAAGACGGAACAAAATTTATAACATTATGATCAGTACGGATATAAATATTTGTATCTTTCCAACTTATTCCGGATTCAATCAACTCTTTTCTAAGCCTGAAATATGTAGCCTTCTTATATACAGATTTAACGTACGCTTCACCTCTGGTACTTAATAAGGTCCAGAAGGAATAAAGAGAACTGACCTTTCTTGTAGAAAATAAAGTTGTCAATCTATCCAATACTAAATTATCCTTATTCACCAGCACAACATTATTTTTATCTTTTATCACTTTTAAAACCTCACTTTCCCATACTTTTATTATTTTTTCAATTCGAAAGTCTTTTAAGGTCACTTTATTTTTATCAAGTAAACTGGTTGCATTTTGTGCTTGTACACTTTGCATACCAAAAGCATTTACAGCATTTTTAAAAATCCTATATTGTTCCTTACGGAAAACAGTATTTGTAAAAATCTGCTTAAGCTTCCGGCTGCGAATTGAAACCTCAATTCTGAGTAAACCATTTGCAAGAGTCAAAAGATTATCCGCTACACCTTGACCAACAGCCTTTTTAATCTTGATATAATCATGCTCAACAAATTCCTTTTGCTTGTTATAAAATTTAATTACGGTAGTAGCTCCAGGCACTTGCAAGCCATTATTATTATAATGCTTTGCGTTTCGCCTTGCATATTCAGCATTCTTTAAAGAATTTATATAATGCTCAACATTATCCTGTGTATGTAAATTGTAAGTAAGAGTATAATCTACCTGTAGAAGCTCCCAGAGCATCACATCAGGCAGCTTAACGTCAAGTGCATCATAAAGTATCTTTTTAAGACAATTCGCCAACAAAACCAAATTGTCAGAACCATAAGCTATATTATAGCCAAGTAATACCTTATGAATAGAGCAAGTAATTTTAATGCTGTTATCAGCATTAATCTTCAAATTAATACTTGAATCATACGAACCTTTGACTATTCCAGTTGAGAAATTATATAAAATCTCACCTGTAGAACAATCAACACAGCTATAAATTTTCAAATTACGTTTTATTTTTTCAACATACAAACTTGGCAAAATAGGAGTTAAAAAACAAACCGTATCAATCAATTTATCACCTCTTTTTTTTCAAAAAGTCTCGTACATGAGACTCTCGTCGGGTAATACTATGTACCCGACGGTCAAAATTATAATTTATTACAAATTATTTCATCTGATTTTTCTAAAACAATTTGGATGCTATAATCTTTAGGAACTTGATATACAAATAATGCATCTTGATTACAACATCTGCATTTCAAATTAAAAGTAACAAGATATCTACCATCATTTAAAAATCTAACCTTTGTAACAGACTCATTAACCTTTACAAGATTATTATTACTATCAAGTACATTAACTTTCATATAATCACCTATATCACCTTCTCCATAAAATTCAATTTTTCAGGAAGTTTTTTATTTAAAAGATATTCATTAATTTCTTTTTTTAAAATATTAACTTCCGTATTACCTTGAATTCCATTAATTGAACTTAATTTTTCAAAAACATATCTCAATAAATTCCTATAACCCATAGAAATATCAGTCAAATTTTTTATTCTTTTTTCACTTTCAGAATACTTTTGTGATTCAATAATATACAATGTTTCATAATCTACATCAGGCTTCACCTCAAAACTATCATTATTATCAAGCTGCTGATTAACTTCAACAACAATTTTAGTTTCTTTAGCTTTAGACTTTAGCTCCGGCTGATTGGGAAGAGAGGAAACAATAATTGTTTCTTTCTTTTCTTCAACTTCCATATCAGATTTTTCGGGAAAAACTCCAGTTATAACATTTTGTCCTGGAATTTCGTTTTTTGAATTTGTTGATTTTTCAACATTAGAAGTGGCTACACGTGTAGCCAAACTTAATTTTATATCTTTTATTTCCTTTACAGTCATATCAGGACTACATTTTTTTAATTGTTCATCTGTCATTTCACACATATAACGTAATTGTGATATAGAAAAATCTTCATATGTATTCTTTCTAAATACATTAGTTACATTATTTTTAGTTATTCCTTCAAAACTATTGAAAAATCTTAAATAAATAGCAATTAAATACTTTACTTTTGCAGCTTCATAACCAAATTCATTTAAGGCTAAATCATATATATTCTTATAACCCTTAAAATTAATTTGCTCAACATATCCTGATTCTTTCAACTCATACAATCGCCTTGCTATAAAAACATATGTATTCTTAATATCATTATCATACCTTTTTATAGCAGTAATATCAGAATTTATATAATCAATTAATTCATTACTCATATAAAACTCCTTTCATGAACACAAAAATTGCTTCAGTAAAAGTACTTTTTGTGTTCATCAGCCAAAATGCGATTTATTTTCATTCAGGTTTATATATTCCTGAATATTGAAATTAAACATATTAGGTATTTCATTTGAATCATACTTCTGATAGTCATACAACTGCTGCTCACGAAGAAAATGAAGCTCCTTAACAGAGTTGTTCTGGACATCAAATATTTTATAATACAGCTGCCTGTTATCCTTCTTACAGAGAACAAAATAATTCAATTGTATTCTCAGATTCTTATCAACCATATCGGGAGTAATAGTTGTCCCAAGGAACAATATATTTCTCTTACAAATAGTATTGAGAAAATATATATAATCTGCCTGCTGCTTAAAATTTCTACTATTCAAGAAAAAGTGAACTTCATCAAGCAGCAATATTTTAGGCTCCCGATTTATAGGCATCTGGGTAAGCTCAGTTATCACAATAAACTCTGGAATATTCATATTTGTATAAACAGGAATACCAAATTTTTTATGATAATATCCGGCTATAATAACAGACAGCAAAGTTTTACCACTACGTTGTAAACCGCTAAAAAGCATTATAGAGCCTGCCATATCAATCACGCTTTTTAAAAATATTATATGTATCACCAGAAAAAGAATCTATTACAACAACTCTATTATCTTTAGAAATTAAACCAATCCCTGAAGTTTCACAAAGTTTTTGTATAAAATTAATTATAGAATTAATTTCTTCTTTACGTTCTTCATTTAAAGAAATATTATCTTTATACATTATTTTTCCTCACTCCTCATATTCTGACTTGCAATCTTAACACCTTTCAAGTGTTCAGCTAATGAATAACTTTCAAGTGTTTTTCTAAAGGAAACCATATTGAAGAAATTCATATTCTTGTTATGCTGCTTATACTTTGAGTAAGTCATTAAAAATAGCTTTATAGGCATCACATTATACTTATTTGCCATAAAATCAAGTTGAAGGAATACTTTTATCTCTTCATCATTTAAAGACGGAAATAAGCCATGTATGGCGGTCACAGGGTCGGAATTATTTCCGTTAGTTATGAATTCATTAAATTCACGTTCAAAATCAATCATAACAAGCCGCCTGCCTTTAATGCCTGGACTACCTGCTTAAGCATCCCAGCCGTGCTGTTAGCACTGGTAAGTATAATGAGCAACATTATCAGAAAAATAGCATAGAATGCATAATTGATAAAGGTCGATGCATCTTTACGATAAAGCTTATTCACAAATACCTTACTAAGCTCATTAACGTCACGCTTATAATCCAAATCGTCATTATTTACACTCAGGATGTAATCAGCGTTATACTTCTTAAATTCATCCTGAGTAAATTTTGTATTAAGCTTTTTGTTAAGCTCCTTCAAGGTCCGCTTTATAGTGATTTTATCTTCGTTAACTACAATATACATTTAGACACCTCTTTTTTTACTTATTCTTATTTTCCCAAAGTCAAATTTTGTATTCATAAGGCTTTCGGAAAATCTTATAAATTTTCTGATTATAAAGAAAGCCAAATCAGAGAATACAAGACATAAAGTCATATAAAAAACAAATTTCAATGCTGTTTCCATGACTACTCCTTTATACGGTATTTCTCAAACAAGAAATACAGGTTGAATACAATGTAAATAGCACATATAATGCCTACTATGGGCATTAATTCAATTGTTGATGCTTCGTTCATCGCTTCTGTGATAGGTTCTAATGCTTCTGTTTCCTCTGATGCTTGAAGAGCCTTAAAAGCTTCATAAGCTTCTATAAGCATATTTGTATCAAGAGTATTAGTTTCCATTACTTGCACCTCTCACAAGAACAAACAGCTGAGCAATCTGTAAGCCTATAACGAAATATAGTAATATTTGTGTTTCCATATTTTCATGAACTCCTTTCCGTGTGTTCAAAATGGTTGTTTTTAAGTAAATTAATAGGGATAATTAAATCCCTATTAATTTATGTAGTTGATTATCTAAATGCATATTTCAATGCATTTATGATAATGAATGCCAAGCTTATACCAAGCGTGATGTACAAGACAGGCATCAGAGCGGACAGCATAGTATTTGTCCAAGTAAACATTTCAGCAGGGTCAAAATTGAATGCAAGGGAAGCTTCGCCTGCTGCAAATGCCAGTCTGCCAAATAAACTAAATCCAGCTGCAAATACAAATGTTTTCTGTACATTGGTTAATAAGCTGCCGCCTTTTCCAGCGAAAAAATTTCTTAGTAAAGCCATTTTCAAGTTTCTTTTCATAATTAAACTCTCCTTTTTTTATTTAAAAGCTATCGCTTTTATAAACCCATAAATTTTCTAATAATTGATAAAGGCTTCTGCACAGCAAAAGAATTTACAATTATTTTTACAAGCTCGTACATTGTTTTAACCAATAGTAAAAACAATCCTATTTGCAATGTATGAGTAAATGTAAGATATACAAAATCTCCTGAAACGTAACGAATAGTACCGATATAAGGAGTTATAACACCTACATAATCAAAATTATTTATTGTTATAAGAACAGCTTCAAGAGTTGTCCTTATTTGTGTAAAAAAATCTAATATAGTAGGAAAAACCGAAAAAAATCTCGGTAAAGATTCAAAGAAATCAAATATCATAGCTTCAATCCTTTCCATAATCTTTAAATTTTATATTTTCATAATTATCAGGATTTTTTAATCCATCATCAAATAAATTAGTTTTACTTTCATTTAACTTTAAATTAGCTTTAAAAAAATTATTAGGACTATAATGTCTATAATTAGAAGATGAAATACCTGATTCAGCTTTTATACGCTCATGTTCTTCATAAACAAATGCATCATACAATTTACGTATTTGCTTTATTATGAATATAAAGAAAAATGTAGTAAAAACATATTCAAATGCCTGATGTACTGTTATAGAAAGACCACCAACTTGTAGATTTTTTATATAATTTACTCCTGCTAAAATAGTAGGATATTGAGAAAATAAAGCACTATTAGCAGGAATTGCAGTTAAACTGAAAAAAACAACATATAAAAGTTTTACTAATATCAAAATCAGAATTATGATAAAATATATAAATATAAAAAATATATCAAAAAATTTCTTGAAGTCTCCCCAGTCAAAACCTGTAGGAATATCAGTTCCATCACCGTTTCCATTGCCTGTACCATTACCTTCGGCAATAGCCTTAGTATCTTTTTTTATATCTGCAACATCTTTTGTAAGATTCTGAAAATATAAAAGCATGTTTTTCAATATATTTTTTATTCCAGTCTCATTGTCTTCACCTTCATCAGGTTCAGGAATACCTGAAGGATTCATCTTTGTTACCTCATCCGGTTCTTTATCAATCCACCATTCAGTACCAATTGAAGGCTTATGTAATCCATCAGAATCAAGTTCAGGCTTTCCCTCATAATCAACTTCAACAGGTAAAACTATAGTCTTACTATTAGTAAAAGGATTTGTCCAATCATAACTTGGATTAGAAACAACATTAGGCTTACCATAAATATTAATTTCTAAAGGTTCAGTATCTACAACAGGTTCTTTATGAACCATATAATAAAATTTATCATTAGAGTCTTTTCTAATTCCTAAGACAAAGTTTTGAATACCATTAGGAGAAAGCATATACTTAGTACCATTAAGATAAAATTGATACATACCAGGAGCAGTATAAATAGCTAAACGAACAGTATCATTATAAATAATACCGTCAGAACGCTTAACAATATAAGTAAAATAATCATTTGGTTCTATATAAAAAGAATGAAAATAAGTATTTACTTTAATATCAATAACATTTACCTCAGTAAATTTGTTATAATAAAAAAACTTATTATCACCTACATTAAAATTATCATCAATCCAGCCTTTAACAAGGTCAAAAAATGGCTCTGACACTTCTACAATTTTATTCCATGCACCTGATTCTTTATTGAAAACAAGTCTACCCAACATCATTAAAGTAATAGCATCTTCAACTGTGAATTTACCATTAGGAGTAGGGTCCTCTGGTGGAGGTTCAAAAGAAGGATCACCGGGATGTGTTGAATCCCAAAATTCTTTTAAATCCAATTCAATATTTTCTTCTAAATATTGCTTTAGTCTATTAACAGTATCTACAGCGGCTTCTTTTGTAGAAAATACTAAGCCTCCAGTTATTAAAGAAGGTACAAGTATTTGTTCTGCAAGCTCTGATGATAATACATCAACTGCTGCATATGCCTGATTTTCTATTTGAAAATATGAAGATACAGGAGTTAAGGATATAAATAAAATTGCAAATATTAAACTTATTATTTTTATAAATTGTTTTCTCATTGGTCACCACCTGCACTCACGTATGTAATAAATTATTGTTGATATTGCCAATGTTCCAAGGATGAAGAATAGGCAATAGTAAAAATATAGGCTTATTGCAATTTGTGCTAACATAGGTTTCCTCCGTTATTGTGGCTTATAGAACAGGCAGCTTCTGAGTTGAGATATGTTTTTTGATGTTGGTTTTTCTAATTGCCTGTACATATCTGTTAGTTTGCAAAATGGTATATCTTGACATTTGGTGCATTTTGCTTGGATTGCTTTTTCTACGGCATATTTTTTAAAATCTATCATTATTTTTCTCCTCTATTTTTAAAGAGGAACTCTTTTTGTATTTATTCCCGATGCCTTTCCTCTTTTTATCTCCTACACCATGAGAAGTCTTTGCTTCTCTATATCCCTGTTCCGCTTCCCAACCCTTACCCCGCGGTGCTTTACCTTCGGTAAAGCGAAAACCTTTTTGTGCTCCGAATTATGTTTTTGTAGGTTAGGGATTGTTTTTGATTAGTTCCTTTTAAAGGTTGCTGCCTGCCTGCTTGCGCATGGCAGGCAGATCTTTTCTTTTTTTTAATAAGGGGTCGCCTATTAAGCTTAGTCTTAACCAGTGCCTAACCTCGACTTATCTTATGGTTACACGGAGCACAGTTATTTTTTTGTGTTTTATGTTTTTGTTTGATATATGTATTGGGTTTCTCTTATGGTGGTACGCTTAGTGGTCGCAAGTCAGACATGTTCTTGTCTTTAACCTGCTATATTGTAACGGACAGTTTCTTCGGCTGCTCACTGCCGTTACTGGGGTTATGTGCCGGGGAGTTCCACCCCCGGCTATAGGGGGAGACTCTTCGTTTTTCTTGGTCTGTCCCCTGGCTTTATAGGGGCGCTGCCCCTCTTGAGCCTTTGGCTCAACCCCTATTTTTCTTGAACACATTTTACGAGCTGCAGCAGCTGTAGATTGTGTTCATTTTTTGGTTTTTGCAACAATGCCATGCTGGGGGGAGCATGGCACGTTGTCTATTTAGCTGCGGAGGTGGTGGCTTTGGCTTGTCCGAATAGTTCAGGCACGGTACAAATGAATGTCAGGTCTACAGGCTTTTGAACTATTTGCTTTTTTGCATTTGTGGTATTCACAAATTTTGCTTCGTAAACACCGGGGACTGCCATTATTTTGGTTGCTAACTCTAAAGGCATAGTGGATTCTACAAATCCATAGCCTCTTTCATTGTCATCAATTTTTAGCGGCTCGAAATCATCGTTTAATATATAAGCTAATTTTAATCCGCTTATAGATTTTCCTGATTTATCGTCTGTAAAATTGTAAGTCTTTGCGTGTAAAATTGTTATTTTTTCCATGGTTTTTCTCCCTTTTCTTTTTTTATTTTATTTTATTTTTAAGCCACATTTATGGCTCCAAATAACGCTGCTTTAAATAATATAATTACAAGTGATAAAAATAATATTCCTACAACAGGAATTGCTATTAACATTGCAATCCTACCAATAAAATCTTCAAAATCATAAAGATTCATCCAAAACAAATCTTTAATAGATAGTTTTCTTACTGTAAAATCATTTTCTAAAAGCTGATTTGATGTAAAAACTTCTATATCGTTGATACGATATGAATACTTGCCGGACAGCTGACTTCTTGAAACATTTGTATAGAATAAGTCAAGCTTATTGCCGTTCAAATCAATTGAGTGTTGTTTTAATACATTTGACATTGGTTTTCTCTCCCTTTTCTTTTTTTTAGCCGGATGGCTTAAAGGCCGTGGACGAATTGAACGTCCATTCTATATATTTATAACCCTGCGGCCTGAATTATATTTTTAAAAGGTCCTTGTATCGCTGGAGCTCTTTGCCGAAATCTTCAAGAAGCTCTTGACGATATTTTATTTCTGCATCAAGGCGCCGAATTTCTTTTCGGTATTCGGCATCTTGACTTGAATAAAATTCTAAAAGGTTGTTCACTTTATCGTTGAAGCTATCACCGGGGAAGTTTTCGATAAACTGAACAAGCTTTTCAGGTATTCGCATTGTCTTGTGTACATTTCTATCTGTTTTCATCAGATACCTCTTTTATTTTTAATATCCACCATCATAACAATATGGACAATCTGCACAGGATGTTACTATTAAAAAACCGTCTTCAGTAGTATTGTCATCATCGTACATGATACATAGGTCGTTGATATAATCGCATTTCATTTGAAAGCCTCCTGCTATATGTAAAAATCATAGTGAATTATGCTATATTCCTTAAGAGAATCTTGATAATGCTTAAATTTCAATTTAAATATTTCTTTCTCAAAAGAACAAAAAATTCGGTTATCATTCAATAAATAAATCAAACTTCCGCCGCATTCTATTTCATCAAAAATTATCTGTATAGTAGAGATTATACTTTCATCCTTACGAATATTTATAGCGTATTTTATTTTTTTATTATGAAACCTATCCTTTGAAATTTGATTTAATTCTTCTCTTAATTTATTCATTCGGTTTTCTCTCCCTTTTTAATTTTATTGAATAGCTTCTTCAAGATAATTATTCAATTCTTCGATATCTAAAAAATCAAACCAATCATAAGCATTTTCTAAATTTTCAAGTGCAATTTCTGACAATTCATATCTTTCTGAATTTTGTAAATTCTCAGGAATATTATCAAAAGATTCTTGCTCTTCATCCTTAATTTCTTCTATAACATTCTGAATTTCTGTCATTAAGGATGAAAGTTCTTCAATTCGATTTAATAATTTATTAATTCTTTTTCTTCTTAAATTATTCATTCGGTTTTCTCTCCCTTTATATGTTTTGCGGTTTTTAGGGATTACCGCAAACCCTAAAAAACTAAACCAAATTATAAAAACCACTCTTAATATTCCAAGGATATTGAACATCTGTTATACAAGTTATCTTCCTTGTACCATTAAGCTTTTTCATAAATTGTTCACGTTTCTTCTCAGTGTTAAAAGATAAAACAACTTTATTGTCAATCACTACATGATACTCAATTTTTAAACTCATATGTTTGTTATACATTCGGTTTTTTCTCCCTTTTTAATTTATTTGTTTTTCATTTCCTGTTTTTGTGCTATAATTGAAGCATGTAACTTTTTTTATATTTAATAATGTGTTCACTTTATTATATACGAATATTCGATATAAGTCAATACAATGATACGAAATTTCTATAATTATTTTTGAGGAGAAAAAGCATGAAAATAGGAGAAAGAATAATACTAATTCTCAAAGAAAAAGGACTTACGCAAAAGGGTTTAGCTGATTATGTTGGAATAAAACAAAGCACCATAAGTGACTGGAAAGGAAAAGGAACAAGTCCATCATCAGAAATAATATATCGAATTTGCGAATATACAAAAGTTTCACCAACATATTTGTTAACTGGAAAAGAAGAAACAAATAATTTTTCAGAAGAAGAAATAAATTTGCTAAACAAATATAAATTGCTAACAGAACGCAACAAAGGAAAAGTTGAAAACTACATAGAAGAAAGAATTGCAGAACAGGAACAAAACTACAAAACGACAAAAGAAGCTTAGCATAATAAAAGAGGGAAAAATCATTTTCTTAAATTTCAAATGATAAGGTGAGTATCATGATAGAAATTATTATATTGCTAATCATTTCATTACTTTTTATTGACTACTTTCATAAACAATACAGGATTAAAAGAAGTCTAAAAAACATAACATATAGAAATTCGCATTCTTTTTATGATGACACAGATTACTCAAAATATAAACCTTACAAAGAAGTTTATACATATAAAATCCTAATTATTTTTTTAATTGCAGTTTTAATATTAGATATTATACCAATAGGTAAAAATAGTTCCAGAGAAATAAAAACAAGCAAATTACCAAAGAATTTAATTCATAGTATGATTTATACAAGAAATGAAATAAACCAATATGAAATTGGAACATATCAAAAAAATTATGGAAAACAAATAGAAGAATTAGTTTCATTAAATATAAACATATTAAATCAAAATAATTTTGAAAACTATGATATTATTAAACTAAATGAACAAATCAATTCTATAAATTCTATGCTTACTAAACTTCACAGCTACAATACTAAAGAATTAGAAAGTTCTTTGCATAGTTTAAATATAAAGATATTAAACTTATTAAAGAACAACTATGAAGTAGCATTAGGATTAAAGAATGATACTTACAATAGTTACTTAATAAATTCTTTAAACTCTACAACAAATCAATTAAATATAGCAAACAATGAATATAGAATAGAACTTATTCGTATATTCAATGATATAGACATGGAATATAAAATCTTAGAAGATGGAAAAATATATTTTACATTCAAAGATTTAAGCTCAAGATAGCAAAAAACGGTATACTTTTCATCTGTAAAACTCAAAATCCGTTGGTGGCAACACCGTGGGGGTTCAAGTCCCTTCTGCGGCACTAAAT